AAATAAGGGGGCACTAGGCCCCCTGTTCACTCGTTTCAGTGCTTCACTGGTTTAGGGTGCTGCCGTGGTGATACCGTCCAACATCCGCTGTACTGCCGTACCGATAAACGTATCATCCAGTTTGTTGACAGCGTTTGCCTGTGTAAGCTCATCCACACTCTTCCGGATGTTCCAAGTGTCGACCATGATCTTCACAGATTTCTGTTCTGCATCTCTTCGATAACCGTCACGTTGCGCTTCATACAATTGTATCTGCTTACCCAAGACACTGTTTGTGTCCAGGTTGGTTCCTGAAGTCTGTGCCTGTTCGGTCACCTTCTTCTGCGCCAGAAGAGCGGCTTCTGAAACAGTACGTAACTTCTGTTCTTTCAACAGATCAAACTCAGCCCGTAGCTTGCATTCCTGTGCGATCAGTACCGTACCTTCAATAACAGCATTGGCTTCTTGTTGCTTGATCAGATCCGTTTGTGCTTTGGTTTGTAGCTCATCTGAAATCATATTCAGCTTTTTCTGTATCTCTACAGCGGTCTGTGCATCTAAAAGAAGGCCTTGTTTTTGTAACAGGGCTACTTCCAAATCCACTTTTTGCTTAGACAACAGAAACTGCAGTGACTGCTCCATGGTGGTCTGTAGAGCACCCAGATACACCGTAGAGTATTCAGTACCCTTTATACGGTTCTTGGTGTGCTCTTCAACCAGGTGCGCTTTGATGGACTTCATCAGTACATCAAAGACACCGCTACCATCAATACTGGCTTCGGTTAACTGATCAATGGTGGTTTCGCTCATACGTTACCTAAACCTTACGATTAATCGTTTGAACCAGAAGCCATGGCTTGACGTTGCCGCAGGTCATTCAGTTCTTTAGGGGTCAGTGGGGCCAACTCTTCAATGGCAAACTCACGCACCAGCTTACCTTCTTTGTACTTGTCACCGTTCGGCAACTTCTTTTGAACAAAGGTCTGATACTGGCGATTACGAATCATGTTCAGCATGATGCGCGGTACGTGGTATTCCACTTCAAAGGGAACCATCTTACGAACAGTACCAATGCGGGAATTACCCACTGTAAACACTTCGCCTTCCCACTCTTTCTTGTTCGGATTCATACAGGTAATGCGTACACGAATCAGTGCCAGGGCATCGTCACGGGACACGGGCTTCTGTACTTTGGGGGTCACAGTCACGACAACGTCTTCTTCATCATCATCGGAACCGTCAGAATTTAGGGCTTGGCTGACTTTCTCACGGAGTTTGTCAGTGCCGATGTTCGGGTGAAACTTAATACCCAACTGAACAGCCTGGCGTTCCAGTGCGTCACGTTCGGTTTCTTCTACGTCAGTGTCTTGTGTCAGATCTGTAACTTCGCTCATGAGATACCTACTCGTTGGTTGGGTTAGGGGAGCCTTAGCGGCTCCCCCATTCACTGCTTAACTATCAGACTCACAAAGTACCTGACGTGTACTGAACCGCCATACGCTCAGGACGTAGGATCATAAAGCCGTAGTAGAACTTGATGGACATGAAGCCCATCTCACCGTACGGGTCGTTACGATCGGCAGTCTCAAGGCCTGGCTTCTTGTGAGTGATCTTGAACTTCACGGTCTTACCGTCAGACTGGAAACCAATGGTGGTAAAGGAACCATCACCAATGACCAGCATCGGGAACACGTCAAAGTTACCGCTTGACGCCCAATGGGTATCGTTACCGGTAGCATCCGCACCCGCGCCTTCCCACTTCAGCATTTCAGGGACAACCACAACGCGGAAGTAGCCTACGGTACCGATCTCGCCGTTCAGTACAGTGCCACCGGCAGCGTACTTCTGGACGGGAATGAACGCAGGGTTACCGTGCAGATCCACCATGGCTTCAATGGTAGGTTGCAGTTCAGAGCCGATGTACATGATACGAGCAGCCGGAATGGTAACGGTGTCGGTCAAGCGGGTACCGGTAATGACTTTGGTGTGCTTCGGCGTACGGTTGTTGTCCAGGTCAATGGACAGACGCAGGAAGTCACGGTAAGACACAACATCAGCAGCATCGACTTCAGAAGCTTGAGTGGCATCACCGGCAAACTTCACCACACCGGCAGAGTTGATCAAGTCAATCTGCAGCATGTCTTCGGTCAGCTCGTTCGCACCAAAGATCATTTCGCGGTTGATGTGCATCATCAGTTCGGAGTCGGTATCAAAGTCCAGAGATTCCTGGGTGTACTCACTGAAGAAGCCGAACTTCTCAATGGAACCTTCCAGATCTTTGCGTTTGAAACCAACACGGTTAACACGACCACCCACTTCGGTCAGTGTCGGGAACTTACCGGGAATGGAACCAATGTCTTTGCTGGAGCCATACAGGTTACCGTTGGCAATCACAGCACCGGACGCATCAATACCCTGGTCGTTGATGTTCTGATCATCGAGCATGGGGATGTAATGGTACTTTTTGATCTTCTTACCAAAGTGCTTTGGCATAACGGTGGTATCAGCCAGCGGACTAAAGTACTGTTCTTTCTTCATTTCTACCAAAGCTTGCTTCTGGTAGTAGAAGTCATTCATCTGTTTGCCAACGGTAGAAGGTGCACCACCGGCAGGATCGTTGTATTTATTCATAAGCTACTCTCACGTTTACAGAAGTTTTGAACTGAATTGTTTTTCAAAGTCTTCGTCGGACATTGCCAGCGGATTAAAATCTGCGGGTAACACACGACTGGCCGGTACTGATCTCGTGGAACTTGCAGCACGGCGCTTTTCTTTCAGCTTGGGATCTTCTTGCTTCTGCTTGGGTGGGAGTCGCTTCGTTGCAGTAGGGGCTTGTTGCCTTTGTTCTTGAACAAACAAATGGTCAAATCCACCTTGCTCTTGAATGCCATCACCAACCTGCTTGTACGCTTCCAGATCGGACAAACCATTTAACTGACCAAGTGCACGTTTCCGATTCAATTCATTACTGATAACGTCATATACACCACTGGCCATGTGGTCATTGATGACTTTCAGAATGACGGGTTCTTCGGCTACTTTGCGCTTGCTCCGGTCGTCCCATTCTTTGGTGACCAGATCAACGGTCTTGCCGTAATGTTCTGAATGCTCGATCTCATCCAGTACATCACCCAGGGCAAGCTCGCTATCACTGACCGTGTGCTTAGAAGGGACATAATCACTACTCGCTTCAACATCCAAATCCAACGGATCAAGTCCGCTTTCTTTAACCAGTTTTCCAATGGCTTTTGGATCTTTGTTATGGAGGTCAATTAGGTAACCTATCTGCTCATCGCCCAATAGGTTGTTGTTCTCAAGTACTTTCAGAAGCTTCATGTGAGGCTTTAGCCCCACCATCTTCTTGTTGTAGTTGGCACCCATCTTCATCAGTGTCAACGCTTCATCAACGTCTTTAACCTGCATCTCTTTACCGTTAGCGGTAAAAGGAGCTAGGATTTTCTTGTACTCAGCTTCAAAGTTTGTGGTGGTACTGTCGTCTTCGTCAGTATCATCGGTGTCTTTGGCTTCGTCTTTGTCGTCTGCTACAACATCTGGGTCAGCATCCCCATTGTCTGCATCACTGTCGTCACCGTCTTCATCGTCTTCATCGTCATCTTCGGTAACGTCAGCTTGGTCTACCGGATCTTCATCCAGGGTAACCGTGTCCTGATCATCCTCAGCGTCAACAGAGTCATCTTCCTGTGCATCGTATTCAGGAAGATCGCTGGGGTTATAGTTCATGATCTCGTCATCAGACATATTGTAAAAGTCTGCTTCCGATCCGGTAGACTGCATGCCTTCTTCTTGTTCCTGACTCATTCTACGTAACCCTCACTGCGCATCTCATCCAGGGTATTTTCATCAGCTTCAATGGCGCGTTCTGCATGATCTGCGCGTGCAAACACCATATTGAAATACTGATTCATTGCTGCAATACCGTGCATGTCTTTCGCAATCATTTCTTGTTCGGGTGCATGGCGTTGTGAGAAATCACCTTTCAAGTGAACCAAACGAATAGCTTCTTCTTTGAAGTAACCTTCCATAACAATCTTTTTAAAGTCACGGTTACTTTGAAGACGCTCAAGCGCTTTACCAGCATCTACGAAGGCTTGGGCTTGTTTAATGTTCAGTTCAATCTCTTGAATCTCGTGCGCGCTCATAAATGATTCCAAGTTGTTTGTTTAAAGATTAGCCCCTTGTTACAGGGGCAATGGACATATAAAACGTTTTTACGGTTTACTTTGCAAATAATTTTGTAACAACGCCTTATTTGTTTCGCTATCTTCTTTCAATGCATGGTCAACTTGTTTCAATTTCATATTAGCGCGAGCTTGTTCACCTTGCTTCTGCAGATCCCTTTCTTGCTTAACACCCGACTCCTGTTCAATAAAGTCCAGAGACTTTTGATCAGTATCCGCTTGCATATACTTGGCTTTAGCCTGCTCTGTAACCGCTTTAGCTTGGTTAAGTATGGCCTGTGTTTCTTTGGTTGACGTATTAGCAGCAATCTCTGCAATCTGTGCTTGTTTAAGTAACAGCTCCAGTTCACCAAGTTGTTGTTGGATAGGATCAGGTTCTGGCTTGAACTCTTCTATATCTTTAGCCAAGTCTGGCATTTTACGTAGACGGAACATCTTACCCAGTATCTTTTGGGTAATAGTAAAGTCCACGTTGTTACCCAAGGTCTGCATCATGAATGCGAGTTCTTGTGCCTTCTTCTCATCTTCTTCTGCAGTAGAGATAGTCAGCTTAAGATCAAACTCACCTTGCAGTTCTTCACGCCTGACGCTGACAAACT